GTTCGCCTTTGTATCTGAGGAGATATCTTGTGGCATGTACAAGATGATTGGAGGAAGAATTTTATCTACACCTTTCGTGTTGAGAGTTTCTGACCTACTGTAAGAATCGTACTTGTTTCTGGAGGCATTATTATTTCCTGCCTGACCACCTTGGAATGGTGGTGTATATTTTCCAAATTGAAACAGAACATAGTCTGTTTTTTCATCCTTAATATCTTTAGGGTAACGAAGACTCTTTCCCTTACCAGGAACCGAAGGAGTCCTGTCAGCCATGTTGATCACAACCTGTGTAGGGTTGTCTAAGCTTTTCTTACCTCTATCTCTCAGGTTATTGTCAAATTCTTCAGTGCCCTCTCCAATTTTATCGAGGTCGGGCAATGGTCCGATTATACTCATTTCACCATCTCCCTGTCTCTAGAGTGACCATACCCTTGGATGATACGGCGAGCTTTGATTTTGTCATAGAATTTTTCGTTTGTTTCTTCCCAGACAGTTTCTTTATCATATGAAAATTGGTGACCACCTTTTACCTGAACAACAAAATCTTCAACAGGAAGGAGGATGGCGGTGTCCCATTCATCTGCATGTAAATCCAGCAGATATCCACCATCTATGTTAGACTTCAAATATTTATGGAAGCAACTCTTAGGTAGGTCAATTCGACCACGCAAGAGTGCTCTTACTGCCATGATTCTTTTCTTCGGTGTCATGTAGTGTAAGTTGGCACCAAAAAACTCTTTTGGTGTTGCTTTTATGCAATATATGAGAGGGAACTTGTCGTAATATGGTAGTCGTGATGTTGCTTTATACTCAAACATGTACATGTGACCAGCAACAGCATATCTTCTGAGGATGTTGCCATCTTGATTAACTGTAGTGCCTGATCTATCACGCAACTCATCTCTAATATACTTTGAGTTGTCTTTTTTGAATGCGGAGATTTGTGACCTAACTTCGTTTCTATACCACTGGTATGATTGTTTCTCTCCTGCAGTTGCTTCTGTTACTTTTTCAAAAATAGTTTGATAACCAGAGTCCTCCTTTACAGAGTTCCTCTGAATATCTGCGAATCCGCGTGCCATTTTAGACTCCTAGATTATCTTCGGTAAGGATTAAAAATTTCATCTGCCTGTCCTCACAGAAGTCCTGAGCAGCGTCCCATTTGGCACGGTTCTTGGCGAACGTCAGGGCAGCCCGTTTGTAGGCAGCAGTTCTTTTATTCTTATCATATGGTGGTTTTGTTTGTTTCTTGGGTTTAATTTCAATGATATATTTCGCAACCTTCCCAGACTTCTCGCGTACCTTGATGTAAAAATCAGGGAAGTATCTATGCACTCGTCCGTCAGTCGGACAACGATATGGAATGATAGTTTCTTCACTGCCCCACTCCAAGATAGAGGGGGTACTGTCACAGAACACCATGAACTTCCGTTCCCATGACGATCTATAAATGATACGAGATGGATTGCCACGGTACTTCTTAGGATTGACTGGTTTGTATAATCCTGAGTACGCCATAAATATAAAAAGATCCACATTTATATTTAGAGTGGCAACTATCAAAGAAATCATGGAGAAGATGGGTGTGCGTGGAGGAATGGCGCTCACCAGCATGTACCGAGTCCGCATTGATAAGGGTTCGGACAGAATCACTAGTAGTGCTCTAGAAGACTATGATTGGTTTCCTGAATGGACTAGAGATCAAGAGTTCATTGAGTTGATGTGTGATGAGGCACAACTACCTAATATTCAAGCACAGACTGGTTTGATGACTGGTAGACATCTAGGTGAGGGTTCTTATCAATACCCACACACCAGAGTCTATTCTGATTTGAGCATGAGTTTCATTTGTGACGCTGCAATGACTCAGTTGAAATTCTTTTCATCATGGCACGACTTTATATTTGGTTCTAGAGATTCACTGGCAGATGGTTTCCGCCCTCAGAGAACCAAAGTAGGAAGTGCGGAAGAGTTGTTAGGACAGGGTGGCAATCCCATGAACAGTGTTGTTCGTGCTAAGTATCCAGAACAATATGTCTGTGACATTAGAGTCATGAAGGTTGATCAGGGTCCTGAAGCTGACAGAGCAAGCATAATGTATATTTTGCGTGATGCATATCCATATAGTATTGATACTATTCCACTGGCATATGGAACATCACAGTTGACAAAATGCACTGTTAACTTCTATTATAAGAAGCATGACATCATTTACAACGCTGCTCTTAAAAACGAAGCGTTATACGATACTTCTGTTACTCCACCAAGGGGCTAATTTGACTTTTTGATTCCATAAAAGTGGGAAAATTTTTTCCGCTAATTTTTGTGTCAAAAAGTCGATCTAAATAAATATACGATCTGAGGTTATTATCATGGCTTTGCCTAAGGTTGGGTATCCAACATATGAACTTGAATTGCCATCTACGGGTAAAACTGTAAAATATCGCCCGTTTTTGGTAAAAGAGGAAAAAGTGCTTTTGCTTGCACTTGAGTCTGAAGACGAAAAGCAAATTACTAACGCAGTTAAGGATCTTATCAAAAATTGCGTTTTAAGCAGAATTAAGGTAGATCAACTGCCTATTTTTGATCTGGAATACATTTTCCTTAATATCCGTGCTGCTTCTATTGGAGAAAGCATCACTTTGACCGTAACTTGTCAAGATGACAATGAAACGAAAGTTGATGTAAAAATTCCAATTAGTGCTATCGAAGTATTCAAACCAGAGGGTCATTCGCCCAAAATTGAGTTTGATGAAGAATTTGGTGTTGTGATGAATTATCCCAGCATGAAGAGATTCATCGAATTGGACTTTTTGAATAAAGATCTTGATACTGAGGAAGTATTTGCATTGATCGCTGAAAGTATCGATCAAATCTACCAAGGTGAAGATGTATTTGATAGTACAACCACTACAAAGAAAGAATTTCGTGAATTCCTTGATAGTCTTACTACCACTCAATTTGAGAAAATTCAGGAGTTTTATCAAACATCACCTAAACTGAGACATTCATTTAATGTGACAAATCCCAAAACTGGTGTGGAGTCTGAATATGTGCTTGAGGGTTTGCAGAGTTTTTTCGCGTAGCACTCTTCCAAAACAATCTGGAGGGGTACTACAGAGTTAATTTTGCCTTGATGCAGTACCATAAATATAGCTTGACTGAGATTGAAAATTGGATACCGTGGGAGCGTGAAGTCTATGTCGCGTTCCTCATGCAGTATCTTGAAGAAGTCAAACAAAAGAACCAGCAGAAATAATGGCGGGATATACAAAAACATATTCTGGGGACCTTACTACCACCATTGCTAGTAAGTTATTTGATGCTGTCAAAAATAAAATTGAGAAAAATCGCGACGAAAAGCGCAAGGAGCAAGAAGAACTAAAAAAGGAACTTGACAGGGACGATTCTGATGCGATTCCTGTCAAAAATTCCGACATGGGTGAATTTGTCACCAAAATGTTTGGTGGTGGCATTAGTCTAGAGTTAACTAAATTAGAGGGGAAGGTAGATCGCACTGCAGAGCAGGTTTCTGATCTACGAGCATCTAATATTCAGACTGTCCAGAACATAGTTGACCATAATAATGCTGTAGCGGAAAAATTAGATACTATTGCTGACTTATTCAGACAGAAGTATATTCTTGACAAATTAAAAGAAGATTTGTCAGAAACTAGGTCGATGATGAAGAAGGTCGCTCGTGGAGAGGTCCTTACTGGAAGTAGAAGATATGTCAAGCGTGGAGATCAAAGCGGTCGTCCTCTTTCACCTAAAAGTCTTCGTCTGGCGGGTGGTAAAATTGCTCGATATGCTTTATCTAAGAAAGGCACTAAATTTAGAACGAAAGTACAGAATTCATTTAAAAGAGGTCTAGAAAAAATAATTAATAATGGTGAGAGGCAGTATAAAAAAATCGTAAAAAATGCTGACTACTATGCCGATCGTGGTATGCGTACATACGCAAAAGATCAAGGACTTAACGTTAGAAAATTCATAAAAGATCAAGATGATCTTTTATTCAAAATGGTCCGAGACGGAGACATGAAGATCGAGGAAGCTCTCAAGGAAAGGGGAGAAATGATGGCTGAACTCGCTGATGTGGAGAGAGGTATTGGATCTAGACTAGTGCGTGGTGTACGAGAGGCTAAATTTCAAGCTGGAAGGAAAATTAGGTCTGGTTCTAGAGCATTTAGAAGAACTCTTGCTATGAGGGGTGGTCCTTTAGGTAGAGCAATTAATAAAAACCTCTATGGATCCAGAGTTGCTGCTAAAAGATTTTTAAAAAAAAGTGGAAAGTTAGGTACTAAACTTTTTGGTAAAGCAGGTAAATTCGTTCCTGGTCTTGGAACAATTATTGGTATTGGTGAAGCAGTTGGTAGATTTGCTACTGGTGACCCTATTGGTGGTTTAATGAGTCTTGGATCAGCAATACCTATCGTTGGTTGGGGATTCACCGCAGCTGACATTGCCAGAGACATGGGTTACGACCCACTTAATACATTACCAGAAGGATACGAGACAGGAACCTCAATGCTCACCAACCCTGGTGAAGCAATACTACATGGAAGGGAGCGAGTTGAGTTAGTTGATCCAAAATCTAAATTGACTGTTTCTCATATTGAACAGGTTGGTTCTCAGATTGCATCTACATCACTAAAACTGGCAAAAGATGCTGGTGTAGACAGAGAAGTATTTGGTGAGATCACTAATTTACCGTTCAAAATTGAAAATGTCTCTTATACATCAGATTTAAAGAAAACTGCACCTACTAGAACATCAAGTACACTTACTAGTAGACTAACAGACAGAAGTATTGAAAGGAATTTTGTTGTCAATAGAGGTATCAAGTATGGTCCTCCCGACAAGGATGCAAGACAAAATCAGGCAGCACCTATAACTACATCTACTCCCCAACAACAACCAGGAGCAAATACTCCAGCAACGGGAAACGACGCTGAAGCGTATGATACTGTGTTCAGGATTGGACCTACTGGAGATACTGATGGACAAGACACTGGACTGAATATGACTCTTGCTGGTGGAATTGGAACTCCAATCTATGCACCAAGAGATTTAGTCTACAAGGAAATTGGTACTGATGGAATGCCTGCTGTTGGTCTTCAAGGCAATCCAAATGTTGTAGAGTCACAGCAAGGACATGGATTTGGTTACTATGGAGCGTATTTCTTTGAAGAAGGCGGGAAGGAGTATGAAGTATTACTAGGACACTTCAAAGACTTACCATATAAAGGTCAGAAAGATGGTGATGTAATTCCAGCTGGAACATTACTTGGATATCAAGGAGCATCTGGAAATACAGACTCTGGTGTATATGGTGGACCTGCATATCCACATATCTCACTTCATGTCAATGGTATCGGATTTAAGGCGGGTAATGAAGTATTGGTTGATTTTGCAAAGAGTCTGCGTGGATCAATTAGTGCCGTGACAAAACCAGTTGAGACAGAAGAAGAGAGCGGCGGCGGTGGTATTCGCAATCTAATCAAACCAAATAGAAATGCTGGTGGTGGTCCAAAGAATCCATTTAGAAATGATGTAGAAAGACGTGTATACATCGCCCTTAAGAACAAAGGTTTCTCACAAGCGCAAATCGCTGCTATCATGGCAAACTTTGACATTGAGACACTGGGATACACTACAATGTATCAACTTGGTGGTGGTCCTGGTCGTGGTCTAGCTCAATGGGAAATTGATCATGCTGGAAATAATTTTTCAGGTAGATGGCCACTCGCATTAAAATGGTATGAATCTACTGGAAGAGATCCAGATAAATTAATCAATGATGTCGAAGGACAGATTGATTGGATGATGCATGAGTTTACTAATATTCCAACAAATGATCTGGGTCAACCCATGCTGCCACATGGATACACATATGACTTAAAGTCTTGGAAAAATTCTTCTACTGATCCTGCACAATTAGCAGAAAATTGGATGAAATGGTATGAGGCACCAGGAACTCCACATGAAGTGCAGAGATATGCTTCTGCTAGGAATTACAATAATAAGTTCTCTAGTAGTGATTTTGTTGATCCTACACCACCAAAGACATTATTTGATGGATTGTATGAAAAAGGAGACGACGGAGAATTCTATAACATATTTGATGGCACAAAATTACCAGAAAAGTTGAAGTCTTCTGCTTCTAATTTCTCATCAAACAATGAGATAATGCAAAAGAATGTTGCTTCTATATCTCAGGAAGATGATTCGGATGTCCTTATACAGACAATTGTATTAAATAATGTTGTAGAGACTAAATCTAGTGAAATCCAAGAACTTCCACTTGGAAAATCAAAATCATCTGGATTTGACGCACTAGCATTCCACATGGCAAGACTAAGCGCATAATATGGCATCATACTCTTACACATATGGCGGTGATCTTACCACCACAGTAGCTACTAAGCTTTATCAAACTGTTCGCAACGCTCGTGAAGATGCGAAGGGTGAGAAAGTTGTTGCTGAGAAAGAAGCAGCGAAGTATGGTGTAGAACCAGAACTCAAGCGAGGTGAGTTTTTTGGTCAAGCACTGAAGTATAGAATGACACCTGGGTTTCTTAGAGAAAAGAAATTTGGTGATCAATTCAACTATCCAGATTACCTAGCAAGAGGTCAGAAGTCAGACGATCCTTTGATTGGGACACCTCTGGCAAGTAGAGTCCTACCTGAGTATCAGCAATTAGCAAATCCACTAGAGCAGAAGTATAGAGAAAAGGTAAAACCAAAGGATCCTCTGGTCAGACCATCTACAACATATCAGGATACTGTACAGCGACCAGTTCCTACAACTGATAAGAAACTTGGATCATTGCTTGTCAAGATAGCTGAGACTATCAATAAATCTATCTCGACTATTGGAGAGAGACAGGCAGATGTTCAGACTGAAATATCAAGTGCTAAAGATTCATCGCTTGCTGTTGCTAGGGGACTATCTGTCAGCACAGATACAATATCAGATAAGTTAGATGATATTGCAAACATCTTAAATCAACAACTTGCATTAGACAAGAAGATTGAGGATGATAAGGAAACTGATGTAGTAATGGAGCAGGTTTCTGATGTTGATGATCTTTCTGGTACTGATGCATTTGTTGGGATAGACGACAAGCCTAAAATTGTTGCAGCTCAGAATGAGGCGGAAGATTTACAGAGAATGCGTGACAACCTCATGGACACTGGGGATGGTCCGATTGATGATGACATACCACAAGCAGAGACTGGCGGTGTCTTCAGTGGTCCTGACAGTGGATATCCTGTCATGCTACATGGTAACGAGGCAGTCATTCCTCTAGACAACAACTACACACAGGGAGAACCAAGTGCAGTTGATGGTAAGGTAAGACCCAAACCTCAGTATGAAACAGGTATTAATAACATAGTTCCTACTCAACCAATGGTTCCTAAAGGGAAACCAATGGTGTCGCCTACCACAAAGAAAAATCAGACGAATGATGCTACCACTGAAGATTTAATTAAGGTGATGGAGATGCCAGCTAAAGTTGCTGGTTTGACAACTATTGCAATGATGGGTCGTGCAGCATCTGCTATGCCGATGGTTCCAGGGATGGGAGGGGCAATTAAAAGTATTACTCAACCAATTGCTGAGACTTTTGGTATTAATAATTTGGTGTCAAATAACCTTTTGAAGAGTGTTAACACACAGCAAAATTCTGAACTAAATCAAACACAAAACCCACCAGGGTTGAATCTGTTTGACAAAATAGTTAATTTCTTTGGTGGTGCTGGGGAGTTTGTAAGTAAAATCTTCAATATTTTAAATCCATTTAAGGATGAAGATGATGGTGGCGGTGGTGGTGGATACCGCGCTCCTGGACCTCCTGGGGGTGGTGGATATAATAAAATGCAGCCTGGTGGTGGACTCTTTGATGTATTCAATACAAGACCTAGTGGATTAGCAAGAGGAACTAGAGGTGTTCGTGCTGGATTTACTGGTATGAATTCTCAAGGATTCAATGCCATGATGCAGGGGCAGGGATACATTCCATCTAATAAACCACAGATCCTTGGTAAAGGTGCATATTCTGCACCTACTTTCCGTGGTGCTAGTAGATATGCAGGTGGCATGGGCTCTCTTGGTAATATTCAGACTCCTGGTGGTGTTGTAAACAGTATTGTCCCAGGAAATGCTCCTCGTATTAATTTCATCGAACCACAGTCGAAAGTATCTGCTGGGATGTTTAACAAAGGTAGAGACCTTGCTACCAAGTTGCAGGGTGGAGCATATCCTAACAGTGCTAGAGCAAACATTCTTAGAGCACAGATTACATCTGGTGGAGTGAAAGCTCCTGTCAAAACTGGAGTCAAACCTGGACACCCACTTGTTATGCTTGCACAGATGTTGATTGAAGATTTGATTAGTCCACAACCAACAGCTGTATATGATCAGGTGACTGGACCTAATGCGATGTATAACAATCCAAAACTGTCTGAGGAACAGAGAAGAATCATGTATGAATCTGTGCATGGACCACAGAATAATACTGGAGCATTGTTGAATGTAGCATCTTCAGAGGCACAGACTTCCAGAAGGCAGAATCAAATGACACCAGTGGTTCTAAATAATCTTGGAACTGATAAAGATAGACCACAACCAGAAATTGCTGTGTCTGCCATTGCTGCTGTAGGAAATTCTGGCACTGATACATACACCAAAGGTTATACATCTCCCATCTTCTTTGATTGATTATGAAAGCAAGAGAATTTAGTTTTAAGACAATCAAAATTTGGAGAGTTGGTGAAGAAAGTGGCGAACCATACTCAATAATTTACAAGGCAGGAGTATCTGAAAATACAGTTATCTCATTTCAATACTATGAGGATCTATTTGACATTGGATATAAGGCAACTCTAGTAATCAATGAGAGAGGTCAGAACTTACCTGGGACAATGCCTATTCAGGGTTTTGAAAAAGTCACTGTTGAGCTGACTGATTACAAAGGAAATGATCGTGAGTATGAGTTTCGTGTCTGGAAGGTAGGTAATAGAATTGAAAAAGAAAGAAGTAGAAGTTATACACTAGGACTGGTGTCTGCTGCTCTACTAGCAAATGAAGGTATTTTTGTCAACCGTGTTCTTGAGGGAACTCCTACTACTATTGTGGGAAAACTGTTGAGGGAATATTTTAAAGTATCTGATGTTCAGATGAAATTGCAAGAGAGTGTCAACTCTATGAAGATTATTCCTGCTTCTAAGAGTCCATTCTCGATCATTAGAGATCTACAAGCAAAAACTATATCAGCTGGTGCTGAACCAAAAACTAAAACAAAGGCGGGAGCTTCAACTGGGGCGTCAACAGTAAGTTCTGATTCTCCAGGAAATGCATCTCAGGCAAAGGGAACTGCTGGATTCATCTTCTATCAAGATTTTGATGCATTTCATTTCAAAAGTATTGACTCCTTAGTTTCTGCATCTGAAGATAAATTCAATGGATCTGGTCCTGTAGCATCTTACACATATCAGGCGGCAAATGTGGACGCTACTGATGATCTAAATGATAGAAAAATCATGGAGGTTCAGTTTAAAAATGAAATCGATCTACTCAAGAAGCTAAGACAAGGTGCATATTCGTCATTATGCTGCTTTTACAACATAAATACTGGCAAATACGAGGAATATGTTTACAAATTAAGTGACATGTGGGACAACATGGCTCATCTAGGTGCTCAAAAGAAGCTACCACAGGGGCAAGTAACACTCTCTCAATACCCCACACGTATTTTGTCCACTGTAGTAAATCACGAAAACTGGTATAACGGTACAGACATTGCTTCTAACGAAGACAGTGAAAACCCTGGAGATTTCACAGATTATCAGAAACAATACTTACTTCAATCGATTGCTAGAGCAGGTATCTTGTTCAATCAGCAATTGACAATCTCAGTGACTGGTAACCTGGATCTTCGAGTTGGAAATAAGATAGAGGTCAAGATTCCAAACCAAATTCCTAACGCAGAAAAAGGAGAGGCAGGGTCCTTTGATCCAGAACACAGCGGCATCTATCTTATTAGGAAAATCACAAATATCTTTGACAATCGTACCAAGGAGTGCGATACTGTATTGGAGTTAATTAGAGACTCCATTGGTTACGAAGAATCGAATGTAAAGTAGGAGGACTATGGACAGCATCGAACAACACATCAAAGCCGACAAAGAAATTCTAGACAATCCGATGACTTCTCCACAGAAGCGTCGTCATGTCGAAGAAGAGCTACACGAACTAGAAATTTACGCAGAAAATCACAAAGAAGAAATCGAGGCAGGTGATCATCACGATCCATCTCCACTCGAACTCTATTGTGAAGTAGAACCTGGAGCACCTGAGTGCAAAATTCACGATAACTAATTATGGATGCCCTATCTTCATTATTTCCGATGCATCAGATCGGTTCCGATGGTTTTGCCTGGTGGATCGGTCAAGTTGAGACGCCTACATATCGGAATGATGGAGAAAAAGATCCAAAGCGTTCTGGCAGATATAAAGTCAGAATCGTAGGGCACCATCCCAAGTCTTGTACAGCAGTACCAACTGCAGATCTGCCATGGGCAATCACTATGATGCCTGTGACAGATCCTTATGCTGCTGGTGCAACTAGATCTAAATCACCCAGACTAGAACCTGGAGATTGGGTTGTTGGTTTCTTTCTAGACAGAGAGCAACAGCAACCAGTGATCATGGGATCAATTGGTCAGGTAGCAAATGCATCACCTGCAATCGTAGAAGATCCTACTCCTGGTGAGGGATGTAAAAACTTCACTACATTTCTTGATCCAGAGGTTAGACAAAGTGATCAACCTGTTGACGAAGGAGATTTTTCTTCCGTAGAAGCAGGAGTTCCTTTGTCTGGGGGAGACAATGATGATATTGATGATGACGGTCCAAAACCATCATTAATCACAAACTTATCTGCTGCAAAGAGAGCGGAAACTTCTGAAACAAACAGAGCAGGCATCAACTTTAGTGTTGCTGTCGTGACTAATTGTGGCGAGGAGAGTAATCTTCAAGGAACATTTACCAGATTACTGAGTGAAATGCTCAGAGATGTTCAGCAAAGTAATGGTAAGGTTGGTACATATCTGGTTGGTCAATGGACTGGTGACATTTACGATACAATTGATATTGGAAGAAGAAATATCAATAAAGCAATTCGTATTATGGAAACCTTCATCGCTAAGGTGAAGGGTTATGTAATTGAAAAGATCAAGATGGTGATCGATGACTTGATCAAAGCAATCTTGAGACCAGATGAAACTGGAAATGCACTAACACCAGTAACTAAGTTCTTCAATGAAATGTTGAAGAATCTTGGATGTAGTATGAAAGACTTGGGTCTTAGACTACAGGAGTTCCTAGAAGAATTACTATTCAACTATCTGTTCTCAATCTACAAAGCAGCAGCATGTCAGGTAGATAAACTAGTTCAAGGTATACTCAATAAAATTAGAGCACTCATGGAAGAGTTGCTTGCTAGTGTTCTAGGTCCTTTGCAAGATATCTTAGGTGCAATTGCTGCTCCACTTAACATAATTGGTGAAGCAATTAATTTTGTTTTAGATCTTCTTGGTATTTCTTGTGATGGTCCTGGCAAAGGATGTAAGCAGACAACAACCGTATCTACCAAGTGTAAGACTGACAAGAAAGAAAACTTCCTAGACAAGTTACTAAAAGATCTAGAGGATCCGTGGGAAGGTGCTGGTGCTGACTGGGCAACATATACTTGTGAGGAAGCATATGAGGGTGTTAAGTTAGAAAATACTGAAGTTAATATTATTGGTGGTACACAACCATTCCAAAATGTTATCAATTATGATATTCAGGATATTAGTGTAACTGAAGGTGAGGTTGCTAAGTTTGCTGTAACTAGATCTGGTCTCACTGACATTTCCTCAAGCATAACTTACAGAACTATAACTGGAACTGCTAATTATCTAGACTTCCAAAAATCTGATGGTATTTTAGGATTTTCTCCTGGAGAGACATTAAAATACATCGAGATTCAAACATACAATGATAGTGAAAGAGAAGGTATAGAAGATTTCTTTGTTGCTATCAAACGAGCGACTCCCCCTAAAGACATTGCATCTGTAACATTCAACAAATCTTTTGCAAGGGGTGTAATTTTTGAATCTACAGTTAAAACTGGAGACGACACTGACCTTCCTCCTACAGATGGTGGTGGAATTGGTGGTGGAGTCAATGTACCAGAAGTAGTATTAAGTGAACTACCAGAAAATGTAGTACAGGATCTTACCACTAATGATGGTTTGACTGAAGGGGTGGAAGATTTGGATCCAACAATCAATGTGGTTGCTGATAAAACTTCTGTGAAAGAGGGGCAGTTTGTCACATATACTATTACTTCGGAAAACATTCCAAGTGGCACAGGATTTAACTACAGATTAATTGGTAATAATATTACTGGATCTGACATTGTGGGTGGTAATCTGCAGGGTACTTTTGTTATTGAAGAAGATAAAGCAAGAGTTATTGTTGGTATAGAGAATGATGATCAAGTTGAGGGTGATGAGGTACTAACTTTTGTCATTGATGGAACGGGGCAATCTGTATCTGTTGTAATTGAAGGTGAGGAACAGGAGTTGTCGAGTGAAGAATTGAATGATGTCATGGACAATAAATTCCCTGATGGTGATGATGGTCTAGAATATAGAGAACCTAAGAGACCAACAACTAAACCAGTGATCACTGATAAAGACGGTGGAATTATTGAAGTTCCTGTTGATGAACCAGGAGATCCATTCATTGAACCTCCTACTGTGATTATCAGTGGAGAGGGGAGTGGTGCTAATGCTATTGCTCTACTAGATGATAAGGGAAGATTATCAGAAATTCGAGTAACTAGTCCTGGTTCTGGTTATAAACCAAACGAACCAGTTGAAGTTAGTTGTATCATTGATAGTTTTACAATGCTCTCTCCTGGAAGTGGATACAAAACACCACCAACTGTATATCTAAATGGTGTTGCAGATAAAGCAGAAGCTATCATTGATGAGCAGGGATTTGTAATTAGTGTTAGAATATTGGATAGAGAAACAACCTATGTTGACTACCCTGATGTTAGAATTCTTGGTGGTGGAGGATTTGGTGCTAGATACATACCATCATTCTCTTGCCTAGATACAGACACACTCGTCAAGGTTGGTTCTGCCAAGATTGGCACTGGTCGTTATATTGATTGTCCATAATGGCATTAGCAAATGTAAACAAGGATAGCGGTAAACTTTTAGACGCCGCTGCAAAGAAAAACTCTCAAGCAACTCCAGACGAACCAAAACCTAGGGTTGTTGAGAAAGTCTCTGTCATCTTTCAGAATGAAGAATATGTTTTGAGAACTGATGGTGGAGATTTAGATGCTAGAAACAAACTGACAGGTCACGGATTTACTATCACTCAGAAGGGTGATTTTATTTTTGTGTCTGGTCCTGGTGGTAAGGGAAATCCTTGTGGTGGTCGTTTTATGATCAACACAACTGGTGGGCAGATAACCAAGAACGATGGACCTAACATCGAAGAGAATACTGCCAACCCTACCAATCCTACTACCGAAGGAAAAGAACCAGAGGGAGCGACTTCTGGTCTTGCCAAGTCTGTTCTATGTCATGGTGACCATCGTGAAGAAACTCATGGCGAGAGACGCATCCAAGGCACCCATGTGGTCATAGAAGCGACGGGACTACTAAATCTGGTTGGACTGGGTGGAATCAATCTACAAGCGGGTACAGGGGGTGGTGGAACTATCTCGATGACTGCTGGTACGATCAAACAAATCACAAGAAATAAGGAAGAATTTGTACTAGGACAGTCAACATCATTGACAAGTGAAAAGAGCGATGTACAATTAGATCCTAGAGGCACCACAGCACTCATATCTGCTGGTAACCAGAGCATTAAGTTCTTGGGCGACATGAAGTATCAGGTCGTTGGTAGATATGAACTTGGTGTGGTTGGTGCTAAAGGTGGTCTCATCTTTGA